TGACGGCATGCTCGCCGGTTGAGCCGCGACGACGGGTCGAATGGTCGATGCCGGCATGCTCGCCGAAGACCATCCGCATTGTCGCTGCGGAGACGTGGAGCGACCGAGCAAGCTCGACCGCGTTCGGGTTGGCTGGGATGCTCACGAGGCTGCACTCGAGCAAGTCTTGCTCCAGGTATCGCTTCGGCGCGAACCAGTCGTCGGGGTCGGCGTTCGGGTCCATCGGGACCGCCTTTTTCGGCACGAAGCCGACGCTGACCGTGGTCAGGATGCCTTGCTCGGCGAGGCTGCGGATTTCATCGATCCGCTCGGACGTACCGCGAGCGGCGAAGGTAAGCTTGCCGACGAGCTGCTTATTCTCGACGCCGACGCCCGACCACGTGCCGATCGGGAATCCCCCGTTGTGCCCGAATAGCGCGATGGGGTTCTTTTTGAAGTTGCCGAGCTTCCAGCCGGCGACCTCGATCACCTCGCCGTAGCGGTCGACCGTCTCGTCGCTGAGCACATAGCGGAAGTCGCGCGGCCGGTCTGTGACGCTGGCCTTGTGGACGTGCCCTTGCTCGTCGGGCGGCGGCTTGCGGACGGTTACGTCATCCGCCAGGTCGTCGCGCGTCGCGCGGAGGACTGCCGCGACGAACTGCTTGTTACGTTCGAAGATTGTCATTTCGGAACGTCCTCCGGATCGAACCAGGTTTCATCAATTGCGAGCCAGTCCCGCAGCGCGGTCGGCTTCGGCGGCGGTTGGCGCGACTTGAGCAGCCAGGACGTCCGCAAAGACCAGTCGTCGAGCCCGACCCGAAGCCGGGCCATTTCCGCGAGGGTCACGGCGCGGCCGTAATGCGGAACGGTATCTCGGGCGACCGAACCGCGGCGGCGTTAGGGCATGTCTCGAAAGAGCCGAACTCAAGCCAGGCCTGCGCCTTCCCGACCTCGACGGCGGCATCGGCCGGAATGCGCGCCCGAAAGGCGACGGGCTGCGGCGTCAGCCTGACCGGCAGCGCCGGCCCGCGGCCGGCATCGTCCAGCATCCCGAGCGTGTCGAAGGCGTGCACGAATCCGCCCGCGTCGCGGAACCTGACGCTGATCGACGGGCGCCCGCAGTTGCGGCTTTTCACCGCCATGAACTTGAGGTCGATCACGCCGCCGATCACGCCGTCGGAAACCGAGTTGCCGGCGTCCTCGAACAGGATGGGCGGCTCGGTCGATGCCGCCAGCGCGAGCTCCAGCGCCGCGAGCCGGCTGTTGGTCGTGTCGATCGACGTCGTGACGTTGGCGACGGCGACCTGCAGCGTCTCGACATCGCCGCCGAAGGCTGACCGCGCGACGCCGGCCACCCAATCCTTCACGTTGTCGCTCAGGAAGAGCCAGATCGGGACGAGCACCGCCAGGATGGCGACGACGTCCCGCGCTCGGGCCGCGAGTACCGTCAGGAAGTTGGCCGCCTGCTCGGGCACGGCGTGCGTCCCCTATGCAGGAGGGTTGATGGAAAAGCCGCCCGCGGCAGCCTTACTTGTCGCTGAGCTTCCGCTCGATCCGGTCCAGCGCGAGGGTCGTCTCGTGCTGGCTCGTCGCCAGCGCGTCGATCTTGCTGCTGACGTTCCAGATCATCCGCGCCGCCGGGAAGAGCACGACGATGATCAGGATTCCGATGATGACGCCGACGATGCGACCGGTCATTTCAGGCTCAAAATGTAGTCTCGGAGCCATGCCATTACCGCCACGAGCCCGAGGAATGCCGTCGCCACGCCCGCCGCGTAGGTCGCCGCCTTCGTGGTGAATTTGATGAACCACGCTCGGCCCTGTGCCTCTGCTAACAACGCGTCGATCGCTTTCTCCCGGGCCTTGAAGTCCTCCGACCGTCGCTCGCGGACGATCTCGTCAAACAGCTCGACCCGTCGCCGGATCTGGGCCGGCGTCCCCATGCTCCTGAACAACTCCAGCCACTGCTCAGGGTTCTCATGTAGCGGCATCCGAGTATCCCATGGGGGCCAGACCCGTGGGGTTGGTTACCTAGGGCCTAGCATGTGCCGTGACCGGCCCTATGTCATCCTGTCTATTTAGGCACTTATCAGACGAGCATGGTGCGGACGTCGACCCGTTTCGCTTGTTCCCAGGTGCCGGCGACCGCGGCGCTCATCGCAAGGGCGACCATGCCGTCGATTCGCCCGTGGCTCTTATTTTTGACCAGCTTGCGGCTCATCGTCTCATTGAAGGCGACCACGGCGTTGCGGGCGCACATCTCGAGGACCGGGTGATTGCCGTGGCGTATCTTCCGGGTCAGGAGCAGCGCCTCGAGTGCCTGGAGCGCCGGCGACATGCTCTTGAACCCCTGATGCATCGGCTCGAATATCGCGCGGTCGCCGTCCAGCTGGCTTTCGCGAAACCCGACCCGTATCAGGTGCGGCCGGAGGTGGTTCCAGCCCCAGTCGTCAAAGGCGATCTTGCGGACGTCGTTCGCGAGGCAGAACCGGCGCAGGAACTCGGCAACGAACGCGAAGTCGATCACCGGCCCGGGCACCGCCTCGAGGTAGCCTTCGTCCGCCCAGAGGTCGTACGGCACCCGGTCGGTACGGGACTTCTCCACCAGCCCATCGGCCGGCACCCAGAACGTCGGCCGGACGTCCCAGGTTATCCCGCCGCCGACCGGAGCCATTGCGACGAAGGCGGCGAGGTCGGCGACCTCGGCGAGATCGAGCCCCGCATAGACCGGCAGCCCCTTGAAGTCCGGAACCGGCGCGTCGCCGTTGTCTAGCCAGACCTGGCGCGAGATAAACGGCTGCCTGATCTCGACGCGCTGGTTCAAGATCAGATTCCGAAACTCGGCCTCGCGCGCCGGCATCCGCTTGGCGTCCGCCGCCATCAGCCGAATCTCGGCGGGATTCTGGAAGTCGCCGAAGGCAGGATTCGCCGCCTTGATCGCCTCGTCGCTAAACGGGTCGATGTCGAGCGGCGCGGTGTAGATTTCAACCACCGTCCGCGGATCCGCGCCGGTCAGCGCGTCGTCTATCAGCACCGAGAGCAGGTCGGCGTCGCTCGGCGCCTGGGTCGAGATTACGATCGACAGCGGGTTCATGTTCGCGCTGGTCGCGGTTTCCATCGCCTCGTAAAGCGCCGATCGTGGGCCTTGCACCTGGCCTAACTCGTCGTGCACGAGGAAAACCGGGCTTTTGCCGTGCTTGGTCTTCGCCTCGGCGCTCAGCGCCTGGTACATCGTCCCGAGCTCGGGACAGTGGATTTGCTTGAGCGTGTCCTTGATGTGGCAAACGAGGTCGAGGTCGAGGTTCATCCGGACCATCTTCGCCGCCAACTCGAACAGGACCGCCGCCTGATCGCGTGACTGCGCCGTTGAGTAAAGCTGGCCGTTCTGGACTGCCTCGGGCCCGCAGACGTGCAGCAGCAGGAGGCAGGCGGCTAAACTCGATTTTGCGTTCTTTCGGCCGAAGCTCAGGATGGCGCGCCGCGTCCGGTGCGGGTTGTCATAGATGCGTATCAAAAGCGCCCGCTGCCAGTCACGAAGCACTAGCGGCTGCCCGACGTCCTTTCCCTCCGGGACTATGCAAAATCGCTCCACCCATCGACAGTTTCGCTCGCCCCTGGTTTCTGTCGGTGGCGGCGTGACCCGTCGACCTGTCGGAATTCTGGTCAGACTTCCCACGGCTTCTTGTCCAGCTTCGCCTCGTTCCGGGTGATGGTCCCGCTCGACTGCGGCGACCACCGCGCCTGGTTGGTCATCCGCAGCCGCATCGCCAGGTTGGACGCCGCCCTGACCTCGCCGTCGCGAAGCTTGCAGAGGTCGCTGTACCGCCGAACGCCGTCCTTCGCCTTGAGCCAGTCGGCCTGAAACATTTCGATAATCGCCGAGACCTTGTCCGCCGTCGTCCGGTGCCGGCAGTAGTCCCGCAGCAGGCCCTTCGTCGCCGCGGTCGAGAAAAACTCAACCGGCTCGCTCGCGACGATCTGCCGCCAGATTTCCGCCTGCTCCGGCGCCATGTCGGCCGGCGGCTCGGCCCTGATGCCGAAGCCGCCCGCGACAACCTTGGTCGCCTTGCCGGCGATGTCGCCGGGGCTGGGACGTCCTCTTTTTTGCACTTTTCCGTAATTCTCCGCTTGCACTGCTGCCGGCAATGACGCTTAGTTAACTCACGGCGGAAGCCGATTTGCACCTAACAGGAGACCAGCCCAATAATGCGCAAAAACCTGATCATCGGACCGTCGGTCATCGTCAAGGCCCGCCAACTTTACGCAACGGCATGGCACCGCGAATGGCCTTTCAACGACCAGTACCTTCGGGAACTAGCAATCGAAGCCAAGGCCTCACTCGGGCTTCCTGCCAACTCCCGGCTCAAGCGCGACGAGGTCATGACCGACACGGTTGTCCTCATGCGCGAAATTCACGAATTCCCGGCAACCAACTAGCCTTCCACCGCATCTGCCGGCGCCGCCTTCCGATCCGCGAAGGTGGCGCCGCTCGCCTCGTGGATGGCGGTCCCGCCGGTGAAGTCCTGCCAGCGCTGCACCGACACGTCGACGTAGGCCGGGTTCAGTTCAATCGCGAGGCACTGCCGCCCGGTCATTTCCGCCGCGATGATCGACGTCCCGGAGCCGACGAAGGGGTCATAAACGGCGTCGCCCAGCGTCGAGTTGTTCACCATCGGTCGGCGCATGCACTCGACCGGCTTCTGCGTCGAGTGGCCGGTCTCGGATTTTACCGGCTTGTCGATCTCCCAGAGCGTCGTCTGCTTCCGGTCGCCGACGTAGTGTCCCGCCTTGCCATTCCGCACCGCGTACCAGCACGGCTCGTGCTGCCAGTGGTAGTCGCCGCGACCGATGGCAAACTGCTGCTTTGCCCAAACGATCTGACAGCGAATATCCAAACCGACAGCCTCAAGGGTAGCCTGTATTGCGCTGGCATGCCGACCGGCATGCCAGACATACGCGACGTCACCGGGAAACAGCGCCCACGCATCCGTCCAATCGGCACGACCGTCGTTGTCGACCCGCCCTATGGCGCGAGCGCCATCGGGCTTACCGTTGGCTCGGTCAGCCCGATTCCGCCAGTCCGGGTCGTACTCCACCCCATAAGGCGGATCGGTGACCATCAGGTGCGGCTTCGCGCCCTTGAGCGCCTTCGCGACGGTCGCGGCCTCGGTGCTGTCGCCACAGACCAGCCGATGCTTGCCGAGCGTCCAGACGTCGCCCAGCGCCGACACCGGAACCGCAGGAACCGCCGGCACGTCGTCAGGGTCGGTCAGCCCCGCCTTGGTCTGCCCGCGCAGCAGCGCGTCGATGTCGTCAAACCCGACCAGGTCCATGTCGAAGCCGGCCGACTTGAGCGCGCCCCACTCGTCGCCGAGAATGTCGAGGTCCCACCCCGCATTGAGCGCCAGCTGGTTGTCCGCCAGGATGTAGGCCCGCTTCTGCTCGGCGCTCAGGTGCGCCAGCTCAATCACCGGAACCGCGTCCAGCCCTAGCTTCCGAGCCGCCAGAACCCGCCCGTGACCCGCGATGATGCCATTCTCGCCGTCGACCAACACCGGATTCGTAAACCCGAACTCGCGGATGCTCGCGGCGATCTGGTCAATCTGGTGGTCGCTGTGCGTCCGTGCATTGCGCCCGTATGGCACCAAATCAGCGGTTGGGCGCGTTTCGACCTC